CCATCATGTTGGTTCGCGAAATCCGAAAAAATTTCAATAAGGCCAAATGGAAAAGCCTACAAAAAACTGATTCATTGATTGCAGAAATCGACCGAAAAGTCAAAAACAACTAATATCAAAACCAAACCACATGATTAAAAATTTCGAAGAATTTACCATTGATTTGACACCAACCGAACACCGGTTGATTCCAATGATGGTTGACCGGTTCAAAATGAAACGCGGAATCGCTCACATCGTAACCGCCGAAACCATGATTTCAAAAATCAATGAATCATTCGGTGTGAAACTCAAAGACACCCGAATTCGGAAAATGATTCAATTCATCCGGGTGAACAACCTGGTCCCCGGATTGATTGCAACGTCGCGCGGATATTACACGGCCGAAACAATCGACGAAATCAACGAATGGATTGAATCATTGAAGGCCCGTGAATTCGCCATTCGCCAAATCCGCGAAGTCGCCGAACATCATGTCCATTTGCTTCAAACAAAGGCCCAACAAACCATTTTTGAAAAATGCGATATTTGATTTTTGAATCCGGAAAAATTAAAAAAATACCCATGGAACACATCGACATCCAAACATTTTGGAAACTCAAGTCAGGCGACCGCGTAATGACTGCAAGCGGACCGGCGACCGTACTCAAAGGACCAACAATTGGCCATTCATATGTTGAATTGAAGGTTGACAAACCACAATGGTTGTCGCCGTATTTTTACAATTATGAAATCAAATCCGTCATCCAATCATGACCATTGAACAATTGAAACAACGGATTGTCAACGGCGGCCAATTTTATTTCCACAAAGACCAGGTCATTGACCTGTTAGATAAAATTGACGCGGAAAAAAAACCCAAATCGAACGTTTTAACCCTATTCGAGCAATGACAAAATTTGAACGCCAACAATCCATCATTGAAATTCATCAAAACGCCATCGCCCAATTGGTCGATGACGAAACAACCGGAATCGACATGTTCATTGTCCGGGTTGATTGCCTGGATGAAATGTTGACCGGGGCCATGGCCATGATTGAAATGATGTATTATTTCAACGACGATTTGCCATAAATTTGAACATGAATCGACAAATTCGACGCGCCGCCGGACGTGAACAATCAAAAATCCATCATGAATTTTGGACGGTTGTCAACACGTTCCACAAATACACCGACACGGCCGAAACTGAATCGTATTTGGCCAAACGTTTCAACGCCATTTGGATTCAGTTTTGCGACCATTGGGAAAAATCGCCACATTTGATGAAACCGGACCGCCGGGCGTTCATCAATTACGTGACCGGCAAATCGGAACCGGTGATTCAGGCAGAATAAACCACAAACCACATCGCCAACAACAACACCGGGCCGAACCAATGGCCGAAAAATTGGCGACATGAAAAAAACAAAAAGTGGTTCGCCATCGTACCAAAAACCGATGGCAGACAAAAAGAAAAAACCGACACCCCGAAAACCCAGCGCCGCCGAACGGACGATTGCAGAAAAACGGGAATTGTGCGAACAAATATGTTTGGCATATGAATCCGCCAACGTGACGTTGGAATCGTGTTGTGGCGAACATGGAATCGCAATCCGGACATTCCGGAATTGGGTTGACCTGGATGCCCAAATTGCCGCCCGTTACAAAACCGCCAAACAAACCCATTCCAAAAACGGCAAAGAACGATTGAGAGAAAAGGCCGTTGACGCGTTGGAACGTTTGGTTGTTGGGTTTTACGTCGAAGAAATGGAAACGGTTGAATTGTACGGCAAAACGGGCGATTTGGCCGGACGCCAGGTGAAAACCAAAAAACGATATGTGGCCCCGTCATCGACCGCCGTCATTTTCACTTTGAAGAATGCAGACCCGGCGAATTGGAATGAAAACATTCAAGTTGAAATGACCGGTGAACCACAAGTGTTCAAAATCGGAAACCAAACCATTGAATTCACATGAGCCAACAACAACCGCAAAAACAATTCGTTGTTCAATTGAGCGAACAGGAAATCCAAATGGTCATCCAATCCATCATTGACGATTTGGGCGACGTTCGTTCCGCGCACCGTTGGGTTCGGAACAAATTACATTCAGTCAACCACCAAATATTGACCGAAGGATTCACGCAACAATCCGTTCAATCGCGCGACGAATGGGCAATCATTGACCGATATTTCGAGCGCAATTCAAACGCCATCGAACGTTGGCAGAAAACAACCCAAAAAATGAATCCGTCATGATGCGATTGGTTGGGCGATTTGTATTCGCCAATGGTTTTTTCCAAATCAATGACGCCGTTGATTATGAATCCATTGGAATTGACCGGCCAACGGAATCCGTTCCCGTACGGTTTGACATTGATACCGTGTTCGCCTGGAATGAAGATGAACCCGGAACAACATATGTTCGATTGATTACCGGGCAAAATTTCCATTTGGATGTTGCAATCGACGTGTTTGATGAATTCATGGTCGCCAATGGTAGTGTTTGAACCACATCAAAAACAATTTGAATTCATGGAGGCCGTGTTTTCCGGCCAATATGAATATTTATTGTATGGAGGGGCCGCCGGGGGCGGAAAATCTTATGTTTCATTGGCCACATTGATATTGTTGGCCAAAATTTTTCCGAATTCCAAATCACACGTCATCCGGGAATCATTGCCGACATTGAAGCGGACAACCATTCCAACATTTTTCAAACTTTGCCCCAAACCATTCATCCGGTCATATCACCAAACCGACCACATCGTCACGTTCACCAATGGTTCGACCCTGGAGTTTTTCCCGGAAAACTTTGTGATGGATAAAAATTTGACCCGGTTCGATGGATTGGAAACGAATTTTTTTCTGTTAGAAGAAGCGCAAGAACTACAAAAAAAGACATTTGAAAAATGCAAATTGCGCGTTGGCCGCCACATCATTCCAAACCAACCGCCGCGTTTGATTATGGCCACATGCAACCCGTCGCAGACATGGACCAAAACCACATTCCATGAACCGGCCATGAACGGCCAATTGCCGGATGGATATTTTTACAAACGCGCCCTAATGATTGACAATCCATCATTGCCGCCCGAATATTTGGCCGCCATGGATTCATTGGACGAATTGACCAGGGCCGTATTTGTGAACGGCGATTGGGACGTTTCCGACGTTGAACGTCCGTTTGCCTACGCGTTCAACAAATTCAAAACCGTGAAAACCGGTGTGGCCATCCATCCGAATGAACCAATCATTTTGTCATTCGATTTCAACGTTGACCCAATCACATGTATTGCCGGACAATCGTATGGCGACAAAATCCGAATCATTCGGGAATTCAGGTTGAAGAATTCGGACATTTTCAGATTGTGCGAATCCATCCGGGTTGAATTCGGCGACCGGTTGTTCATCGTCACCGGTGACGCATCCGGGGCGAACCGTTCGGCCATGACGCGCGGCGCCGTCAATTACTACACAATTATTCGCGACGAATTGCAATTGCCAAAATCCGCGTTCAAAGTCCCAAGCGTGAACCCGTCAATCAAAAATTCGCGCGTTTTGCTCAATTCCATTTTGGAAAAACATCCGGACATTCAGATTGACGCCGGTTGTCAATGGTTGATTCATGATTTGCAGAATGTGGAAACCACATCGACCGGCGACATCGAAAAAACAAAGGATTCCAATTTGTCACACTTGTTGGATTGTTTCCGATATTATTTGTGGACATTCCACAACGAATTCGTCAAATATCGAAATTGATTTTTTCGCTACCTTTGAGCGAACAAAAAATCAAAGGACATGCCCAAAAAATTGGAACGTTGTGTGGCGGATGTTATGCGGACCGGGAAATCGGAATCCGCCGCGTACGCCATTTGTCAATCGTCAATCAACAAAACCAAAAAGGCAAACCCCAAACCCAAACGATGAATTTTTTCAAACGACAACAACCCAAACCAAACCCGGTGATGGCAGAATCCAAACACGTCACCGGTTCGGTCATTCCATTAACAAAGATTTTTACCGATTCCGACGGCGACGATTGGTTTG